CTTTAACTTTAAAGAACCATCTTTTTGACGGTTATTTGCCGTAAGTAACAGATGGGTTTTAATGCATTCGAGCATTGCACCAACGGTATCAATGACAACTGTTTTATATGGTGCTAAGTCCTGCGGCGTAAGGTTTGCAACATCACTCCATTGTTGAACCTGTACAACAGCACCACGACGTAATTCACCAGTACGGTGAGCACCACGGTCAAAGTCAAAAGAAATTGCTTTTTCCGCAGTAAAGCCCATTGATGATTTACCTAAACCCGGATCAGCGTATAGGTACACAATAATTGCTTGAACCAATAAAGTTTGGTCAGCAGTAATAATCGGTAGAGCCATTTTTCTTATCCTCATCTAGAGCCGGTGAAGCCGCGTTTTTGCTTGTAAGCTTTGCGGTCATAAGTAGGGATATTTGTTTCACGCAGTTTTATAGCGAGCTGCTTTCTGCGCTGAAAATCGATTTCTTGGGTGAGTTCATTCCAAACTTTTGGATAAGAAGTTCGGAACCTGAACACATTTAAAGGCGTCTTAACTCCGTCTTTAACTTTGTAAAGAACTGAGCCATTAGCATTAGATGCGTACACTTGCCAGCCAATACGAACTGAATACAGCCCTTTATCATCACGGCCTAAAAATGACATGTAGCCGTCGGGGTGCTTTTTGAAATTAGACATGTTCAGCCTCCTTACATTCGCATGTACCAACAAAGGCATACGTAAGCGGGCTAGGAGCATCAACAGGTGAAACGTCCTTAATATTTAAAGGAATAATTTCTTTGCGATATTTAACTAAAACCACATCACCTTCACGGCAATTGACAATTCCTTCTCTTGAAGAAAAACGTGCAGATTTAGAAGATTGGGTTACTCTGCAAAATGAAACCTCATCACCAGCTTTGATTTTTGAACGGTCAACAGGAATCATCTTCTTGCAAGTAGGGCAGTTATAATCTTTCATTAGGCTGCCTCCAACCATTTATTACGGTCGATATAGCCCGCTAATAAAATATTTATGTTTTTATGGTCGTCATGATTGGTGAAATCATTCCAAGGTTTGCCGCTTAAGTCAGTTACTGACTCAATAGCAAGGTTAGTAATTTCAGCCGCTGTAAAATCAGATCCAGCTACACCATAGCTATCAGCTACACCGTCAAAATCGAAGCTCACGTTTAATTTGAAGCCGTCAATGCGGATAACTGCTTCACCAGATTTTTCTCCAGTTTTCTTAACAGCCAGAAGTTCATATTCAGAAGCAACGACTTGCTCGCTTTCATATGAGTAATTAGAAGGGACGCTAGAATTAGCAGTTCGATATTCACAAGAACTCAAGGCTACAAGTACAGCAATTGCTGTAACTCCAGTTACCTTATGCTTGTTTGAAAAGGTTTTTACGTTCATAATTGATCTCGCAGTTTTGCAAAAGCACATCGGACCTGGGGAGGGGCGGTGTGCTTTTTTTGTTGTCTGTGAGATAGATATTAGGTAAACCTAATTATTAAGTCAATAGGTATTCCTAATAAAATTAGAAATACCTAATTTTTGTGCTTTAATAGACAAAAGAAAACCCACACGGGGTGGGTTGGGTGAGAAGGGTAGTGTTTGATTTTTATTTATTGCTCATTACTTTGCTTCTGGCCTCTCTCGCCTCTTTACGAGCCTTAAGGGTTTTCTCAAGCATAGATATTTCTTTTAAATCACTCCATGCCAAAAAGAAACTTAATATTGAGGTTAAGCCTACAGATAAGACTAATGCTAAAAGATGCTGATTTGATAGTAAATTCAATTCATTGAAAACATACATTCCAAAAACAATCACTATAAATAAAATGGCAACATATAGTGATGATTTGCTCCTTATATCCACAGTAGACGTGAGGCGATCCCGCTCTGATTGATTTAAACCATCAAGCTTCAATGCATCGAGCATACCTTTGTAGGCTAGATAAATTTGACTTAACGGTAATAACAAAACAAAGGAAAATTGAACCAAGTTGATATTTACATCAAGGGCAAGAAATTTAAAAGTAACTGAAAAAATGACAAATAGAGCTACTAACACTAATGCAATAAATTTAGCGTTGTTGTAAAACGGCAAGTAGCGTTTAGCCATGATTAATCACCAAAATTAATATTGGTAGTCATCCAATTGTACAATTGAACTTTAAGGCCGTCGTTATAAACTTTATTATTGATTGTTTCAACAGATATTTTTCCACTCATCTTTAAGTTATCCGCTGTGACCTTAGTACCATCTTCAAGAGTTATAACATAATCATCATTATGTCTCATAGATGATGCAACAGTATCAATTACTTTTTGCCCGCTTTTGGATGTTTTTCGATTATAGGTGAGTGTTAATTTAAGCTTTAAATTAGCGTCATCAAGGCCATCTTCAAGTTTTAAATCATCCAAATCGACACCAAATGCAGTTTTTAAAACATCAACCACATTTTCTTCGATTTTGTAATCAATCTTAGCTGGTACGTTCGACTCTATTTTGTGAATCGGTTGCAATTCTGTTGATCCAATTCCAGATGAGATTGAGATGGTCTTGGCTGGCGTTGATTCCAATTTTTCTTTAATTGCCGGGTTCGGAGCATCTTTTAAGATTAAGGCACTATTCGCTGGTAAGGCTTTAGCTGCTTCACCCAAAAGCCAACCTAAATAAGACTCAAGAGTTCTTGCTGTTAATGATCTGGATTGAATAATTGCAACATGATTATCAATCACTCCAAAATATAAAACACTATCAATAAATTCTTTGCGCACTACTTCAACAGATTCATCCTCATCATCAGGTAAATCTTCCGTTAAGTAAGTTTTGATTGGGAATTCGGTAGCACTATCATTGTCTATTTTTAAAACAGCTTGAGCTTTACCAGACTCCACTATGATTAGCTCTCCAAAGAACATACTTTGATGTGAACTTGCGTGATTTATAAGGATAAAATCATCTTTAGTAGCCGATACAAATTGCTGCCTATTAATAGCTTTATGATAAAAAGAGTCTTTATCTAATAGTTGGGCTTTAAGTAAGTTTCCAAGGTTCGCGCCTTTTAGAAAGTCTACTTTTTTGTAGTGTACGGTTTTGTCTTTTACAACTGTCTTACTCATTATTTTCCCCACCCGATCTGTTGTAAAGACTGTGTCGGGTTCACAGTTTATTAATCTTTTGTGTTATTAATTTTCTGTCCTAGCTTTCCTTCTTTTACCAACTGCACGACCTGCTCATTAGTAAGCACAGGAATAAAGACTTTGTCGCCAATATCTTTAGAAAGAATCTTTACTTCTTCGGCTGTTAGCACCAAAGCTTCACCATGTTTCGCAGCATCATTGATGCGAGCAATAATCTGGTTGATTGGTAGTTTAGAGTTGTCCATAAGTCTTCCTGTGATTAATGCGAATAAGGATGTTCTTGTCTGTGCTGACTTGGCGGCACGATATCTGTAATAGCGGTAATACTTTCAACCTCGTCCATTTCAAAGAAAAATCGCTCACCACCATTCACAGAAAGCAAACTTAAAACCCCACCATTGATGCCGACAAATTCTTTAATTGTGCATCTTCCATCCTTCAAGCACACCTGAACAAACTCATTCGGCACAAGCTCTGCATCAGGGTCGCATACAACATACCAGCCATTACGAATTGCTGGAAACATTGAGTCGCCAGTGCCTTTAATGCCATAGGCTCTTGGTCCTGCTGAGTGAGTTGGAACATACCCATCTCCAGCATTGCCTTCATAACCCATATCTGTGAAATAGCCATCCATGCCCATCTTGGAGTAAGCCTTAACAGGAACCCAACGCTTAGATGATGGGATAAACGGTTTTTCGATAATTGTTGAAAATAAAAGAGCTTCATCACTATCACTAATGTTGTATTTCTTTTTGAACTCTTCGATATCCAGTTGTTTAAATTTATCTCTCGTGCTTGATTGAATCTCTCCCGTGCCAGATGCAAGCCATGAAGGATTTACATTCAAAAATTTTGAGGCACGTAATAAATTTTCACCTTCCATTGTTTTGGATTTTCCAGACAGCCAATCACTCACAGAAGGAGGTTTAACTCCTACTGCACGAGCAAGCTCAACACCTTTAATCTTTTTAGGTGGCAAAACTTCCATGGCATACCTAAGTCGTTCAGCAAGAGTATTCATACAACTATCCTCAGAATGTTAGGAAATCCTAACATAAATAAAATTAGGTATTCCTATTGATTTAATATAAGGAATGCCTAATAATTAAAGAAAAATTAGGAGCACGTTATGAATGACGCACAACTTATAGACAAGCTAGGTGGTGTCACAGCGGTAGCAAGACTTCTGGGGATTGCTCCGTCATCAGTTAGTGGATGGAAAGCTATCCCCCTTGATAGAAAAATCAGGCTAGCAGTTATTGCTGAAGATCTTGGTTTAACAACGCGAAAAGAGCTTTTCCCTGATAACTATCAAGATATTTGGATTGAACTTCGTCCCCAGACGACAAAAAGCAAAAACCTTGGATCATTAACCGCTTAGGAACTAAACCATGAGCAAAGTATCAAATGAATTGCCTGCAAGCGCTAGCAATAACGAATCGCTCATATTGCAAGCACTTAACGCTAGCAACCAAAGACAAGTAGCAGAGATGATAAATGTCGATGCGAGCATCCTTTCACGGATGAAAACAGAAAAGAAATCAAATGGTTGGACTGAGATTGAGTTTATTAGCTTTTTGTTGACAGCCATTGGTTTGAAGGTTGTGCAAGAGAGTGATGTGTATTGCTCACCTGAAATTGCAGAAGCAACGCGAGTTTATTTAGCACATGCATTCACTTCACCTGAATACATGCGGATTTTATTCAAATAAAAAACCACTACCTGCGCGAACAGGAGTGGTCAGTTATTCAATCTCTGCTAGAGGAATCGAATATGCAAAATAATTTATCAGAACAGCCAACCGAACTCAACTCGCAAGATTTTTTAGTAGGCGATGTGGTTGTGCTTACACCGCAAGGCTCCAAAGATTACCTGCTTGAAATCATTGACTACAAGTACACGAATGATTTGTTCCGAGTAAAGGTTATCTCCTCTGGTGCTTGTGGACCAATCCATAAAAGCCAGATTCGCCACGCAACAGTTGCTGAACTTAACGCCAAACGCCGGCTAACAAGCGCTGAGCAAGCATTAGCGGAGGTGTCATGAACAGCTTTACACACCAAATCAAAGATTCTCGCCAGCAAAGTGAAATCCAATCTTTCTATGAGCCTGCATTGCGAGTACTTGGCCACCTATTTGAGGTGAAAAAGCAAAATTTACGCAACAAAGGGTATGACGAAAATAATGCGGCGGTAACCAAAGTTGAATTTTCAGAGGCTATGGCTCGTCAATTCCGCATAACGCAGTGGTTAGCACAGCAGATTGTAACTAGCTTAACCAAGGCGTATTTGGTTGATTCTTTTGGAGGCTATGTTAAGCCAAAGGATGGTGAAAAGTGAGATATGCAGTAAGAAGAAAACAGGATATTTCCGTTTCCACCACACCGCTAGAGGTGGTGATTCCACTGGAACAACCAGTAAAGATCTATTCGGCTAAAGAATTAGCAGCCATGCCACTTTCAGTTATGATTGCCGCAATTGAGGCTCAGGAAAGATTTTATCAACTTGAGGAATTAACTCATATGGGGGGGCAGGCTATAGCAGTTCGCCGTCTTATGGAGGATGGGCACAAACTAATTCAGGTGAAAGAAAAGTCTCGCATTCGCTACAAAATCAACAACGAATTTATTCCTCCAAGAATTATTCGTCAGTTGGAAATGCGCGGATTAGTGAAGCTTGGAAGGGGTAAGTAATGATTATTATCACCCCTTCAAAGCCCCTTCGAACCCCCTTCAAAGGAGATAAATAACCATGCGTGACTATGGGAAAGTCTCACCACATTTCTGGACGGGAACTACGGGAAAAAAACTTCGTCAAACACCTGAAGGCTTAATTGTCGCTATGTATTTAATGACAAGCCCTCACGCGAACATGCTTGGCTTGTATTACATACCCCTTCTATATATTGCTCATGAAACTGGCTTGGGCTTTGAAGGGGCTTCTAAGGGGCTTCAAAGAGCCTGTGAAGCGGGGTTTTGTAGCTATGACGAAGCCACGGAGACAGTCTGGGTGCACGAGATGGCACGTTTTCAAGTAGCTGAGTCATTAAAGCCAGCCGATAACCGCTGTAAGAACGTGCAAAAAGAGTATGATTCATTGCCGTCAAGCCCTTATTTATCAAGCTTTTTCGATAAATATGCACAAGCATTTTGTATGACTCAAAAGCGTGGCGAAAACGCCAAAATAGATAGCCCCTTACAAGCCCCTTCAAAGCCCCTTCGAAGCCAGGAACAGGAACAGGAGCAGGAGCAGGAGCAGGAACAAGAAAATACTCACACACAAAACGCGGTTGAAAATTTTTCAGCGGCCGAGGAGTCTTGGAAACCAAATCGTGAACTATTGCTGAATGTTCTTAGGACTTCACAAGTGGGTGCACAAGCAGAGCAGGTTTTAAAAATGCCAAATTATGAATTTCATCTTGGCAACTTCAATGCTCACTGGGAAAACAAAATTGATCTCACGGAAAACCAACGAACTCGAAAGTTTGCAACTTGGTTAATTCAGGAATTCACAAAGTCGATAAGACCTAAAAAACAAAACTCACCAATGAAAACTGCACCAGCAAGAGACGTAAACAGTGCTTGGGGTGATGCAAAACAGTATGCACCAGCCACAGATGATATCGATGTAGGGGAGATGCTATGAATGCATTGAGCAAACAATTCAAAACTGAGCTGGTACAAACTAATCAGTTTTGCCCTAAACACAATGAGTTAATGGTTTTACTAATTGGTCGTCCAGTTTGCCAAACATGTGCAAATGAAGCGTATGTGAAATCACAAATTGAACACGCACACCAAGTCAACCTCATGGTACGCGAGAAACATTTTGCCGGAGCAAAACTCCCTGAGCGCCACAAGGAAAGCGGATTTAAAAATTATATGGTGAGTATCGATCCACAGAAAGAGGCTAAAGCTGCTTGCCATAAATTTGTTCAAGATTTTAATTCAGGGAAGAAGCGCAATCTGATTATGGTTGGGCGCACAGGAACAGGAAAAACCCATCTTGCATGTGCTATTGCTCGTAACGTTTTAGACAAGCGGAGTTATGTTCGTTACGTCACCTCAGAAGACATGGCAAATGAAATTGCCACTGCATGGACAAAGCCAGATGACAATGAAGCAAATGCAATTTTTCGCTTCACGGACTGTGATTTATTGATATTGGATGAATATGGTTTGCACGACCAACACGAGAGTCGATTGCAGCTCGTTCATAAAGTTTTATATGCACGTTATGACGAAAAAAAGCCGACAGTTTTAATTTCAAACATGACGCTTGAATCTACAGAAAAGGCGCAAGGTTTGAAGGAAAACTTAGGGGACCGTTTATGGTCTCGGTTTCAACATGACGGTTTGACAGTAGTTGAATGTGACTGGGATGACTTGCGTTTTGGTGGGGCAGGATCATGACTAAATTCGAGATTTTAGCGTGGGGTTTACTCATTTCATTTTTTACAGCAGCTATTAGCGGTGCGGTGGTTTTGTGGTGGTTGGCAAGAAAGGAGACGTTTGAAGAATGAGTTCAATGAGCCTTGCAGATTACCGCGCAACATGTCCGAAAGCTCAAAAAGTTAAAAAGGGTCGAAACAAGTTTAATGCTTCGAAAATTAAATTGGATGGAATGACTTTTGACAGTACTAAAGAATACAAACGGTATATCGAGCTAAAGGCTCTACAACAACGAGGTGAAATTAAAGAATTGCAGCATCACACAAAATTTGAATTGGCACCGAAGACAAAATTAGAAGGGGAGAAACGAGCTAAACCAGCACTTAGATATTTTGCTGATTTTACTTACTACCTCATTAATGGCGAATTCATTGTTGAGGACGTTAAATCACTTGCAACACGTAAATTGCCGAGTTACCGCAATAAAAAGCATTTGATGAAAACTGTACACGGCATTGATGTTAGAGAGGTTTGAGGAGGGTTTATGACCGATATTGAAACGGTAGGTTGGACTGTAGATAAGAAGTTTTTCATATTAAAAATAAATATGGATGCATTCTTAACTACAGATGAATTTGATGCTTTAGCTGTGCTTTATGCACGCAAATACAGTGGTGATTTTTCTGGTTGTCAGTTTAAGGGAAAGCTCGCCGTTATGTGCGGGGATAAGGTTTATATAAATCCTTGGTCACTTGATCATGAATTAAGTGTAGATGAACCAATCGAGGAACTACTTTTTAGTGAGTTCCAAAAGCATTTGAATAATTAACGTATTGAATAAGGTGGTGAATATGCAGTCTACAGTTGTAATGGATTGGTCAAGATTTCAAATTTTTGAATGGTTCGTAAGTGGAGCAAGCTTGAAGTCACCATCTTATGGCGCTGCGAATGTTAGATGTACAGACGGGAGGTCAATAGACTTTCAAGATAAATTAGGGGTGGTAGCAGCTATGGGTGATCAACTTACAAAATCAGTTGCAATGGTCATTATGACCGAGGGTAAGTCACAACAGGATTATGAGTACGTTAGGAATCACCTGGCGAAAATCATGATGGATGGAGCCAAAAAGGATAAAAGAAGAGAGCCGGAAGGAATTGCGATTTATCATTTAGCCTGGTTAATTGCTCGTATTGTTATTGACTATGCTTTAGATCCTGAATTAGAAAATGGGCATAAAGATCCTGGGCGTTTAGTTTATGCTGGTATTAGAAGTTATCAGATGAATCCCGAGGTTTATCGTCAAACTTGGAAACGGTATGAAAAGTTAATGGTAGCTGCATTAGAAGAAGAAATTAAAAAAGCTACTAAAATTGCTAAACGTTACAAGGAAGAAACTTTAAATGAGGTAAGAAATTAGTTTCCACTTTTGCGCTAACTAAGGTATAGTTTTATTAAATTGGTCGTAGTATAAATTAGACCAAAATCAATTTAAGAGCTCATCTAAATAGGTGGGCTTTTTTATTGCCAAAAAAAACTCGGTCCCAAATGGAGACCGAGTTTTTTTATATCGAGTAAAACTGGGGACGAAGTACTGCGGTAACAGCACTTCGACCTCCTGACAGATGTAGCCTGCCAAAAGCCAAGCCCAGCTATCGTGCACACGATTTGCGAAGGCTATCAGAATCAATTGCTTTTGCACAGGAAAATTTTTATGAAATCAAAACCAATAATTCCATGGCAAGGTGGTAAAACCCGTTTAGCTAAGGATTTGTTGAGTAAATTCCCAGAGCATTCGTGTTATGTGGAACTGTTTTGCGGTGGAGCTGCTCTATTTTTCTTAAGAGAAGACCATGCAAAGACAGAAGTAATCAATGATCTGAATGGTGAACTCGTAAACCTTTACAGGGTTGTTCAGAACCATTTAGAAGAATTTGTGCGTCAATTCAAATGGTGCATTTCAAGTCGCCAGATTTTTGAATGGGAAAAACTAAAAGTACCAGACACACTAACGGATATTCAGCGAGCTGCAAGATTTTATTACCTTCAGCAACATGCGTTTGGTGGTAAGGTTTCTGGGCAGACATTTGGATATGCAACAACAGGCCGCTCTTTAAATCTCTTGCGGATAGAGGAAAGTTTAAGTGCAGCACATTTGCGTTTGAATGGAGTCTATATTGAAAACCTGTCCTGGGATATTTGCTTTGATAAGTATGACCGAGGACATACATTTTTTTATGCTGATCCGCCGTATCTAGATACAGCAGGTTATGGAGTGGATTTTCCATTAGATCAGTATGAACTTCTTTCTGAAAAGATGAAGACTTGCAAAGGGAAGGTAATGCTTTCAATTAATGATCATGAAAAGATTCGTGAAATCTTTAAAGGTTTTAATTTTGCATGTACTTCAATTAATTATTCTGTTGGTCGTGATTTGGCCGCTAAGAGTAAGAAAAGTAATGAACTGATAATTATGAATTATTGATCTCATAATTTGGTTTAAAAGTTTGCCGTAATAATTGCGGCGCAAACGGCCCCTCTAAAAAATGGTTATTGGAGGGGCTTTTTCTTTTGGAGAAATAAAAGTGCGTATGATCCGATTATTACTAGCCACTACTGCTGGATTAATGGCCTTAAATACAAAACTAAGTGTTTTAAGCACCTTGGTTGCATCAGGTGGACATGCATCACCTTTGAGCTGTAAGGCAAATCCAGTAAAGAGTAAACCTAACAAACTAAGTCAAAAGAAAAAACGCCTTATTGCTCGTCGTCTTAATAAACATAAGTGAGCTGGATATATGGACAAAAACGAAGCTAAAAAAAATCTGGATAAATATTCACAGGAACTTGAGCGCTATCAAAATCTCTCCAGATCGGGTCTTAGCCGTGATGAAATGTTAGTTATCGATAGAATAATTCTTAGATTAAAAAAGCAAGTTAATAATTTACGGACTGCCTTATATGGACAGTAACGATTATTTTTGGCTCACAAGAAAAAAAGAACCAAGAACAAAACCCAAAAGCCGCCCATTACCCAAAGCAACTCAAAAATACCTAGAAGCTGAAGAAGAATTTACCCAGGCATTAGATGTGCTTGAAATCAAATATGAAAAGAAATTTAAGTTTAAATCAACAAAGCATTGGCGCTTTGATTTTCATTTAATTGAACATCGTATTATGGTCGAAATTGCGGGTGGTCCATGGTCAGGTGGTCGAAAAGGTAAGCTCAAAGATAAAGCTTGGAGTATGGATCGATACGATGATGCTGAAGCAATGGGATATACGGTTGTTCGGTTAGAGGCAGCACCAAGTTTTAAAATTAATGAATCTGGCCCGTTACAGATACAAGCTCATTTTGCTAGTCAGTGGCTTAAAAACTTAAAGAGGCAAATATTTAATGGATCAGATCAGACCGTTTCCACCAACTGATTTTATTGATCAAGCTGAAGAAGAGGAAGCAATTCGTTTAATACCGGCTCCAGACCTAAAAAAATGGGTTGTGGCTAATTACTTAACGATTGGTGGGCCTCTTTATAATCCAGATCATGATCATATTGCTGAGTTACTTCATGATAATGAAGAGTTCTTGGCATTTGCTTGGGCCTCTTCTGCATATAAAAGCAAGCAGGCGATGGTACTGGGGCAGTGTGAAAAAGTAATGTTTAACGTCGGTGGCTGGCGTAAAGCTAGACAAGAGCAGCAGATGCGTGACTGGTTCGGCTTTGTGCCAACATACTTATTAACTGTCGACGCTTCTTTCTGTGAGCGTGCAAACGATACAGAGTTCTGTTATTTGCTTGAACATGAGCTTTACCACATTGGAGTGATGAGAGACGAGGATGGAGAAATTGCTTATAGCGATAGTTCTGGTCTGCCTAAGCACTATCTTGCTGGTCATGACGTTGAAGAGTTTATTGGCGTAGTTAAACGTTATGGACCAAGCAAAAATGTTAAGCGACTTATTGAAGTCGCAAAGAATCCGCCGTTTGTTTCGAATCTTGATATTTCAAAATGCTGCGGAAACTGCGTAATCAATTGAGCCTAATGGCTCTTTTTTTTTGCCCATTTTGTTATACGTAGTTATACGATGAGGAAGTTATGGCGACACTAAAAGAGCCTGTGAAAATCTTTATAGTTCAGTCTCTTGCTTGTCGTGATACACCTCAAGAAGTGGCTGAACTCGTAAAACAAGAGTTTGGCGTTGATATAGATCGTGTTCAAGTTGCAACTTATGACCCTACAAAGGTTGCTGGTAAGAACTTAAGCAAAAAGTATGTCGAACTATTTGAAAAAACCAGAGATGAGTTTGATAAAGGCTTAATTGATATTCCAATTGCTAATAAGTACTACCGATTGAAGCAATACCAAAGACAACTTGAGAAGACTAGAAACGTCAAAACAGCCTTAAAAATTCTTGAGCAAGCCGCTAAAGACATTGGTGGTCAATTTACTAATCGCCAAGAAATTACAGGCAAAGACGGCGGACCAGTCCAAACAGTTAATTCAGAAATTCCAGTTCCAATGGAAGATTACTTAAAAGCGCGGAGGGAAGTCTTAGATGAGTACTGATGCGGCTCGGGATAAAGCCATCCGGATCGAGGCGCAAGAAGATTTATATTTCTTCACAAGGTACATGTTTAAGGAGCGCCGTGGTTATAAATGGATGCAAAATTGGCACCACTTAGAAATCTGCGAAGCTTTAATGAAAGTTTATCGCGGAGAGATAAAGCGGTTAATTATTAACGTTCCACCACGATATTCTAAAACTGAAATTGCTGTAATTAATTTCATGGCTTGGTGTTTTGGTAAGAATCCAGACTGTGAGTTTATTCATATCAGTTACTCGGCAATGCTTGCCGCAAATAATGCCTTCCAAATACGAACCCTTGTGCAAGAAGAGGCGTATAGAAAAGTCTTTCCCGAGCTTACATTGCGTGATGATAGTAAGGCTAAAGACTTCTGGAGAACTTCTCAAGGCGGTGTCTGCTATGCGACAGGTACAGGCGGTACGATTACTGGTTTTGGTGCAGGAAAACTTCGTAAAGGCTTTGGCGGCTGCATTATTATTGATGACCCGCACAAAGCACATGAAGCTTCATCAAAAACTATTCGAGAAGGGGTAATTGATTGGTTTCAGAACACACTCGAATCGCGTACTAACTCGCCAGATACGCCGATCATTGTGATTATGCAGCGACTTCATGAAGATGATTTAGCTGGATGGTTGCTAGGTGATAGAAAAGACGGCGTTCCTGTAGCTGGTGGTAACGGTGAAGTGTGGGAGCATCTATGTCTTTCAGCTATTCAGGAAGACGGATCCGCACTGTGGCCAGCAAAACACAATATCCAAAAATTGAGGCTAATGGAGCAAGCAGCACCATATGTATTTGCCGGGCAGTACCGACAAATGCCATCACCGCCAGCAGGCGGTTTTTTTAAGCCCGACAATATTCAAATTGTTGATGCTTTGCCTGCGGATGTATTGAAACAAGTTAGGGCATGGGATTTTGGCGCTACAGAGAATGAAGGCGACTTTACAGTAGGTGTGCGAGAAGCTCTAGGCGCAGATGGTTTTACTTACATTGTCGATGTAACTAGAGGACAGCTTGGACCTGACAATGTGAATAAGCGCTTAGAACAAACAGCAAAAATAGATGGGAAAAAAGTTTCTGTGCGTCTACCACAAGATCCCGGTCAAGCTGGTAAATCGCAAGCTAGTTCATTTGTGAAGCTTCTTGCGGGTTATAGCGTGATAGCTAAGCCAATTTCAGGTGACAAGCTTACACGTGCACAACCATTTGCGGCCCAAGTTAACGTAGGAAATGTACGAATGCTCAAAGGTGAATGGAATAAGGATTTTATTGATGAGCTTCGTCATTTTCCTAATGGCACACATGACGACCAAGTGGATGCAGCTTCAGATGCGTTTAATGAATTACATGAAGGTTTTGAAGCCTTCTTTGCTGATATGGGATTTGCTCGATGAGTGATGTAACTTTTCAACATGCTGAATATGTTAAGAACTTGCCATACTGGCAAAAACTTGATGATGTTTGTGAAGGTGAAGATGCAGTTAAGGCTAAAGGTGAAAAATATTTGCCGATGCCAAATGCACATGATAAATCACCTGCAAATAAAAGCGCTTATGAGGCTTATCTTACCCGTGCAGTCTTTTATGAAGTAACAGGGACTACATCAAATAGTTTAGTTGGAGCAGCTTTTGCAACAGATCCAAGTTTTAAATTTCCTCCCGAGCTTGCTCATTTAGAACGTAATGCGAATGGAGCCGGTTTAAGTACTTATCAATTGGCTCAAAATGGAATTCGCCACTTATTGAAGCATTATCGTTGCGCTTTATATGTTGATTATCCCGATGTGCCACCAGCTCGTAATCTAGCGGAATTTAAAGCACAAAAAGCCTATCCGATGATTCATTTACTAAATGCCCTTGATGTAGTGAATTGGGATTCAGTAATGATCGATAACCAGAAAAAACTTTGTCTCGTAGTTATCCGTGAATTTAGGTCTGAGCGCGGTGCTGATGGCTTTAGTAAAACCGAACAAGAGCAATATCGTGTACTTCGTTTAGAGCAAGAGGGTAATGGGGAATATATCTATTCAGTACAGGTGTACACAAAGGGTGAAAAGGGTAACTGGGTTGGCGGAGATAAGAAGTTTCCAACAGATTACAACGGGAATTTCTGGACCTATATACCTTTTACATTTGTAGGTGCAATTGATAATTCAGAAGAGATTAAAAAGCCACCATTACTTCCTTTGGCTAATCTCAATTTAGCCCATTACAGAGACAGTGCGGACTTTCAAGAGTCCGTTTTTTATATGGGGCAACCTCAATATTATGCGAAGGGTGTTAATTGGGAGTGGTATGACCAAGCCAAGAAACGTGGCATCTACATTGGTGCGAAAGTACTTTTGCCTTTACCTGAAAATGGTGGTCTAGGTATTGTTCAAGCTGATCCTAATACGCTTGCCCGGGAAGCCATGAAAGACAAGTGGGAAAAAATGAAGGAGATGGGGGCACGTTTAATCGAGAAGGGTTCTGGAAGCAAAAAGACTGCTACAGAGGCAAATAGTGATGACGCCGTTCAACATTCCGTTCTTTCGCTTTGTGTAGTCAATATGAATGAAGCCTTGTCAGCAGCATTACGATGGGCTGCTAAGTTTGTAACGCCTAATGTGGATGTTCTAACTAAAGATGATTTGATGTTCGAAATCAGTCAAGAATTTAACAAACAGGGTTATTTAGCTGAGTTAGCTCGACAGTTATTTGAAGCAGCTCTACAAGGCCGATCTTCATTTAAATCATGGTGGGAATACAACCAAACAGGTATGTTCCCTAAACAAAAATATGAAGAAGAGCTTCAGAATGTTGAAGCAGAGCAAGATGGGACTTTAAATCAAAAGGTAGAGTGAGATGGCAACAGATATCAAAAAACTATTTGAAGCACTCACTCAGCACCAGGCCTATCTTTATCGTGCTTCATCAAAAACGGTAAATGAGTTATTGGCTTTATTCAATGATGATACGAGCAAGATGCTATCTAAGCTTCGGGATTTATTGGATGAGCTTAATGAGTCGGAGAAAGTTGCTTTAGCTGGTGGTAAATATACAACTTCAAATTTAAGGGAAATTAGGGATTTGATTGCCCAATGGTTTGCCAGTGTTAATTTAGCATTACCTGAAGCTTTTGCCGTTTCTGCTACGGCGCTGGCTGTTTATGAGGCCAATTACGTAGCTAAGCTCTATGGAGCAAAAATTAATAAGCCTGATGGGGAAAAACTATTCTTATCCGCTAAAAAAGTTCCGTTGGCAGGTGGCGCTCTTGTCGATGATCTGCTTTCAAGAATTGCTGAAAGTGCCCGTCAAAAGGTTGAGTATGCAATTCGAGATGGTATTAATTCAGGCAAAACTAACCAAGAAATTGTTCAGCGTATTCGTGGTACCAAACGGCTTAACTATGAAGATGGGATCTTAAATGGTACCAAAACTGATATTGAGCGAACGGTAAGAACTGTGCGAAGTCATGTAGCTAATCAAGCCTATCTAAATAGCTTCAACCAAATTGGCTTTGAATATGTCCGATTTGTTAGCGTTTTAGATGGACGAACTTCTAAGCTTTGCGCTTCATTAGATGGTTCAGTGTGGGAAATAAATGATCCGGCAAAACGTGTACCGCCGTTACATCCTAACTGTCGCAGTATCTTGGTTCCGGTCGAGAAGGACGGTCAACTTGTTGGCGAACGGCCATTTGTAATGGACGAACGTAGAGTTAAAGACATCCCCAAAGAAGAGCGAAGCCAGTTAATAGGACAGTTAGATGCAAACACCACATTCAAAGAGTTCTTTAAGAAAACAGATGATTTCTTTCAAAGGGAGTGGCTAGGGCCAAAGCGCTTTAAGCTCTATAAAGATGGGAAATTTGATTTTGAAAAGTTCTTTGATCCTGAAGGCCGTTTCTATAGCTTAGATGATTTGAGAAAGTTGGATGAAAAAGCTTTTAAAAAGTTGGGTCTGTAATTTTTCTTATGTTATATTTTTTAAAACATCAGAATTTATACAATATGAAAACAATAGCTTTTGTATGTCTAACCCTAATTTCCATCACTTGTTTAGCTGAACCAAGTCAAAAATATCTTAAAGAATATGATCGATTGTCTGAAGCTTTGGAGTCAGCAATGGCAAATGCATATTCTTTTGATCCTACAACTGGTCAAGTAAAACAGGCTACTCAAGATTTAGAAGCTAAAAATAATTTATGTAGAGCTGCCCAGGCGAAACTAAACCTCACCACGTTTTTAAAAGACAATTTAGAGGAATCTAAAGAGCTTTATAAATCTATTGATGGTGCAGAGACTCTAGATAAAAATTATCTTAGTGGACAACAGCAGGAACAACAAAATCTCGTTTCAAATTTGAAAAAAGACCTTGTTGGAACTGGATTTAACTGTGAGTAATTATCGCCGATGACAGGCAATCCTAAATTCACTTTAGACACAATTTTCACCTATAAAAGCGCCCAAACAGCGCTTTTGTCATTTATGGAGTTTGGCTTATGAGTGAATCAAAAGTTAGGCATTTAGTACTTAAAAGAGTTTCAGATAAATCTTCTCATCTTGCTCTTTGTGACGAGGAAACAGGTATTCCATTAGCTGGATTAACCTCTGTAAAAATGAATTGTAGTATTTTTGAGGGTCCAGCGACTATCACGGCAACATTTGATGTGGGTGGTCCTCAAGGCATCCGCTTATTTGGTGATGAACCTAGATCAGAGGTTTGGAATAAAAAGTAAACGTAGCTAAAGGTACTACAAATGCCTGAAAAGCAAATCAATATGTCAGATGCTCAATATATTCTGAGCACAAAATGAATTCTGGTGCCATTTCTTCAAATTAAGGTTTCAAGCCATGGCAATTTATGGTTTTACTTTTGAAAGATTAAAAGCAATTGCACTCATCAAATAGAACTTAATTTTTAACCATAGCACCTTCGGGTGCTTTTTTTGCGAGAAGAAAATGCCAAGTCCTATTATCCAATATTTCCAATATGAACATTTACCTGAACATTTGCAGCAAGTTAGTAAGCCAATTGGTGATTTAGCTCGGCAAATGGATGAGCAACTTCCTGACGGGCCTGAAAAATCCACAGGATTAAGAAAGCTACTTGAAGCAAAAGATGCATTTGTACGCCAAGCTTTAAGTAAATAATCATTTATAGAAATGAAGCGTCCTAAAGGGCGCTTTTTTATTGCCTGCCGAAAGCGGATGCTAACGGCGAATCCGGGCGGATGCCCATTTTGTATATATAGGTTGGATGACCAATGAAACTTAAAACAGTAACAATCGACGGTAAAGTTTATGCGGAAGTAGACGGTGATAAGCCGATCTATATTCATGATGACGGCAAAGAAATGCCACATGATGCACCACATTCGGTAGCAACAATTGCACGCTTAAACAATGAAGCTAAAACACATCGTGAAGCCAAAGAAGCAGCTGAAAAAGCATTAAAAGCTTTTGAAGGAATCGAAGACCCTGCGGCAGCTAAAAAGGCATTACAAACAATCCAAAATCTCGACGATAAAAAGCTGGTGGATGCTGGTGAAGTTGAGAAAGTGAAAGCTGAAGCTATCAAGGCAGTTGAAGAAAAATATGCTCCGATTGTTGAGCAACGTGACGCACTAGAAGCCTCTTTACACAAAGAACTAATCGGCGGTGGTTTTGCTCGTTCTAAGTACATTCAAGACAACATTGCAGTACCTGTGGACATGGTTCAGGCAACCTTTGGCCATCACTTCAAAATCGAAGAAGGCAAGGTGGTTGCATACGATCCGAACGGCGAAAAGATTTATTCACGTGTCCGCCCGGGTGAACTTGCAAATGTTGATGAAGCTTTAGAGTCCTTGGTTGGTGGATACCAGCATAAAGACTTAATTCTTAAAGGTGGTAAAGGAACTGGTGGCGGTTTCCAAAGCGGGGGCAAAGGTGGAGCTCCTGCAGGAATGAAACGCAGTGAAATGTCTGTTTCTCAGAAAGCTGACTACATCAAAGAACATGGCAATGATGCCTTCCTAAAACTGCCGAACTAATCATTAAAAATTTGGAGATAAGTAGTTATGACTACAACAGTTAATTCAGACATGATCATCTACAATCAATTGGCTCAAACTGCTTATTTAGAGCGTTTGCAAGATAATTTGAATGTATTTAACCAAGCCTCTAATGGTGCAATTGTTTATCGCAATGAGATCATTGAAGGTGATTTCAATAAAGAAGCTTTCTATAAAGTTGGTGGTAGCATCAAACATCGTGATGTGAATTCAACGGCCAAAGTGGTTCCTGAGAAAATTGGTTCTGGAGAATCTGTAGGTGTGAAAGTTCCATATAAATATGGTCCTTATGCCTCTACAGAAGAGGCATTTAAGCGCCGAGCTCGCACACCTGAAGAGTTCGCAATGATTCTTGGTTATGATTTGGCAGATGCTTTAGTTGCAGGACGTTTACAGTACAGCTTAGCTTCATTAAAAGCCGCTATTTCTAGCAATATTGATATGGTTGCAAAAGGTAGTATCGCTGTGGATGGCCGTAAAGCATTAACACGTGGTATGCGTAAGTTTGGCGACAAATTTGGCCGTATTAGTTTATGGGTAATGAACTCAGATACGTACTTCGATATTGTCGATGATGCGATCACTAAACAAATCTACGGCGAATCGGAAATCGTAATCTATGGTGGTTTGCCAGGTACTTTAGGTAAGCCGGTATTGGTTACTGATGCTGTAGGTGACGATGATGCATTTGGTTTGCAAATGGGAGCAGTTACTGTCACTGAATCACAAGTACCTGGCTTCCGAGCGTACGACATCAATGATGAAGAAAACTTAGGAATTGGTATGCGTGCTGAAGGTACATTTAACCTAGATATTCTTGGTTATAGTTGGGATACAACCAAAGGTATTAATCCTGATCTTACATTACTTGGTTCAAGTGCTAACTGGTTGAAGCATGCAACAAGCAACAAAATGACGGCTGGTACATTGCTTGATTTGTCAGGTACAACTACTGGTTAATTCTTAAAATCTCATTTATCAGAGGGCTATTAAGCCCTCTTTTTTATTAATAAGAGAATAGCATCATGAAATTAATCTATACACGTATTGCGGCAGCTGCAGCTTTAGAAGTAGGGACAATTGCAAACCCTGATTACTACGAATATCCAAATCGTAGTGCTGAAGAAGTCATCATCTACGGCGATTATCCGAAAATTCATAATGATTATGAAGCTTTAGGCATTCCAGTTGAAGTTCGCAAATTGGAAGAACCTGCAAAAACCACTTTGGCCACAGTAAATGTTGAAGTAGGAATTACACCTGAACTGCAAGAGGTTATCGATAATGCGAAAGCCGAGTGTGAAAAGGTTGTTGAGGAAAACGGGCAACTTAAACAGAAAATCGAAATCTTAGAACAAGCTAATGGTGATAGCTCGGAATTACTTTCTGAAAACTCACGTTTAAAAGATGCTGTACTCCAAGCAGACAATGCTACTAAAACGGCTGAAGGAAAGGTAGAAAGCATTCAAGCAGAATTTGATGCTTTTAAAAATGATGTTCATGCTATGCAAGCGCGTATTGCTGAATTGGAAGCCGTGAAGGAGGCAGAACATCCAGCAACAGAAACGGCGACAAATGATTTTGAAAATTGGTCTAACGATCAATTAAAAGAATATTTGGCAAGTAAAGACATTGGCTATAAGCCAGCTGCAACTAAAGCAGAGCTACTTAAGCTAATTCCAAAGGAATAATGAAATGAGCTTTATTACTGCAGATGACGCAAATTCAATTTTGGGCAGCGATTTTGCACCAGACAGTGGTAAAGCTCGTCTGGTTCAACTTGCAAATGTCTGGATGAAAAAACGAATAGGGTTTGTGCCGGATCCTATTGATCCACTTCTTAAGGATGCTGCTTGTGAAATCATTAAAGGCATTCTAGCCAAAGTGATTTATAACGGCAAAGATCAGCAGCTGAAGCGAAAGAAAGTGAAAGCTGATTCGGTTGAATCAGAAAAAGAATATCAAGATGGCTCTGAAGCAATTTCTAGTTTTGAGCAGATAGCAATTGATTTTATTGATTCGCTTGATTTGAAAGATCCAAATACCAGCTTTAATGGGATTGGTATTCCACTCTATAGGGCATGATATGGGCTTACGTGACGAAATTCAGGCTGAAATTGCCGAAGCATTTGATGAGGATCTAGCAGACGCCGTTCATGCTTTTACGTGTGAAAGGATTGTAAGCACAAGCTGGAACCCAAAAACGAATACATCTGAAAATATTGTTGATCAATACAATGGTCGTGGCGTTTTGTTTGGCTCATACAATCAGTATGAGATCCAGACACTAGGAGTACTAGCAACCGATAAAAAAGCCATCGTACTCCAGAATGAAGTAACAATGGTACCGAAAATTGATGATGAGTGGATCACAGCCTTAGGCTCATTTCGAGTTATTCACATTCAAAAAGATCCAGCTGCGACTATTTGGAAATGTCAGTTGAGGAGAGTGTAATGTCTTGGGTTGTGTATACATTTCATGAAAGTGTTCAGGTAGTACCTGTAGATGATTTAAAACCACATTCATATTTTCATTGTGAATGCCATCCTAAAATTGTGGACGGCGTTTTTGTTCATAACTCATTTGATGGTAGAGAGGCCACTGAAACGCCTTTGCCAAGTTGATAGGTTAGGTCATGGTTAATACTAATTATGTACCCGAGTGGTATATCTCACCATTCCAACATGTTCAATACACGCTTGCTCGAAATCAGCTTCACATGGATCTGTTATTCGAAGACATGAATAAGGTCGATCCGTTCTTATCTAATGAAGGAGCAGCAGCTCAAGTCAATTACTATTCTGACGGCGCGTATGCAGTTGTTCAGTTGGGCGATACCTCAGAAAGAAAATTGATAGAGATCTATGGCTTGCTTTTACATGAAGCTGTGCATGTTTGGCAGAAAGTTAAAAAGCTCATGGGAGAAAAAGAGCCTAGTTCAGAGTTTGAAGCATATTCAATTCAATCGATTGCACAAGACCTTTTTAAAATGTATGAAGAAAGCGAGGTAAATGATGGGATGGAAGGGGAAAAAGCCGACAAGTTTTAGTTTAGATGTCGTAAAAAATGCTGAAGACCAGGTAAAGAAAATTACCATGGATACAGTGCAATCACTGGTTGTTTCAAGTCCCGTTGATACTGGAGCTTACCGAGCTTCACACGTTGTCTCGATTGGATCTGCTGATTATGGTGTACGTGGACCTGAAACAAACGCCGTTCAGGATGCAGCAATTCAAGCCATTAAGTTTAAGCTTGGAAACTTAGTTTATATCCAAAACAACAAAGCCTACGCAGAACGTTTGGAAGATGGCTGGTCAGATCAAGCACCACTAGGTATTTACAGCACTACATTCACTTATATTACTCAAAAGTATGGTGGTTAAGATGGCAATGACTTTAGAGCAAGCTAGGCAAGCTATCGTGGACCGCATGATGAGCTTTACAGGAATTTCTCAAGATAGAATCCAATATCCAAACGCTCCAGGCTTTACGGCACCAACAAAAGGCTTGTGGTGCCGATTAACCATTAAAGGCGGATCTAGTTTTATTGCTGGCCTTGCTGATTCACCTTGCACCCGCCGTACTGGCAATATCTTAATTCAGTGTTTTGCACGGCCTAATACTGGAGACCAAGAAATAACAATGCTAAGTGACGCTTTGCTTACTCATTTTGAATACTTCAGTATTCAGGATTTGAAATGCTGGCAAGGTCAATCAATAGATACGGGGAAAGACGCTGATTTTGTGCAGTACAATGTGACAATTGGATATACGGTGAATTGATATGTCATGCATGCTGACTCTAGAAGAAATTGAAATTAAACGGCAAGAGCTCGAACGACACTTGGAAGCTGTAATGGGTACGGTACTAGATAAATGGCAAGTGGATAACAAGTTATGTGTTTCTGATGTAAACATCCGTTTGGCCAATGTTCATAGTCTTGGTGGAACAAAGCACAATATTGTCACTGGAGTAAGCGTTGAATTAGATGATTGATCTAAAATTTTAAAGAAATTACCGCCGTTTGGCGGTTTTTTTACGTCCCTAATTTTGTGGCCACCTTCGGGTGGCTTTTTTTATGCCTAACGTTAGGAGTATAAAGCCATGTCGAGTGGTGCACGTCAGATAACACAAATTGCAAAAGAAACAACGATTGGTACAACGCCTTCACCTTTTGCACGTACTACCTTTGAATTTACTGAAAATGGCTTAGATGCAACAGTAACAAAGGAAGACTCAAATTCAATTACCAGTGGACGTATTGCACGTGCGTCAATGATTACCGGTGCAGAGTATGCCGGTGAATTAAAATGCGAAGCAAAATATAGCCCTTTAGTTCAAGACCTGATGGCCGCAGCAGCTTTTAACAACTGGTCATCTAATGTTTTAACTTTTGGTGGAACTCTTCGCCAAACCTTCTCTGTTTTACGCGGTTTTGACGATGTAAATGACTACCATGTTTTCCGTGGGTGCCATGTAAATACATTTGGAATTGATATTCCTGAGGCTGGGTTAATTACAATGACCTTCGGCCTAATGGCCCTTGGTCGCACAAACTTTTCTACTGCTCCAACTGGAACAATTACGGCCGCTGATAATAGCCCTAAATTATCGAATGTCTCTGTAGGAGATATTTTGATTGACGGCGTTTCTCAAGCGGGAATTTCATGCCTGACAGCTTTTACATTTAATTGGGATAATACGATGCAACTCCAACGCTGCTTGGGCGGTGGGATCAATGCACGTGCAATTTTAGAAATGCTTGCCAATGGTACAGGTTCATTTACGGCGGCTTGGTCGCGTAACACATCTGATATGTATGAAAAGCAATTCACTAATAAAACGATTTCTTTAAAAGTTCCAATCACTGATGTAGATGGAAATAAATATGAAATCTTTATCCCTAAAGCCGAAATTACCGCTCCATTACCTAGTGGTGGTACTGCTGATCTTTTAAATGCTTCTTTTGAATATAAAGTTGTGGAAATTGCCCCAACGATTACCCGTACACCAGCAGTTGTTCCTGCACCCTAATTAATCTGATAGCAGCCTTTAAGGCTGCTTTTTTTTGGAGTTAAATATGGCTTTAAAAGTAAGCATTCAGACTAGTAAAACTGTTAGTAAATGGCGTGAGTACGTTGATAAAGAAGGAAATGTATTAGCAGAATTTAAAATTCGTGGTATCTCATATAAGCCATATCAGGTGGCCCTTGAACGAGCAAATAACCAAATTACCTCTAAAGGATATGATGTAAGTAAGGCTTCAAAAGAGGATAAGCTTTATCATGAGCTACTTTTAGAAGCAGCTGCATGTCACTTGATCGAGGACTGGAAAGGTGTCGTTTTTGAGGAGGAGAATGCCGAAAAAGAGATTGTCGTAACAGAGCCAGAATATTCACCCGAGAATGCAACTAAGCTTTTAAATATGGGGGATATTGGTGTTTCAATATGGCTTTATATCAGACAAGAAGCCGAAACTATCCAAAAAGAGGCGGATTCTTACAAGGATGAAGTGGTGGGAAAGTCCTCAAGCTCTACAACTGGTCAAAGTTCAACTCAGAACAAGAAGCGAGCGACTACAACCAGAAGCAAACGGCAATCGCCCAAGCCTTAAATTTGAAGAAACCAGAAGAATTTCAGAAGCCTGAATATTCATTTACCTCACATGCAATTTTATCGGCGTATAACGTTATTTCGCGCTCAAGACGTTATGAGCAAGGCATTCCTCTAGCTTTGGATATTTCATCCATATCTGCATATTGTGAACATTACGAATTGCCAGTCGAAAGAGATATTTTTAACGACTGTATTTTTGCGATGGATAATATTTTTCTGGATGATTCTCACAAAAAAATGAAGCAGCCTATTAAAAAATAACCCTAGAGGTATTTACTTAAAATAACTCTAAGGTTATAATTGCTTCATCAAGTTAAGAAGGGAATGGTGTGAAAAGTCTGGATTTAATCAAAATGATTGAAGCAGACGGTTGGTATGAGGTTAGGGTTACAGGAAGTCATCATCACTTCAAACACCCAACCAAAAAGGGGTTAGTTACAATCCCGCATCCTAAAAAAGATTTACCAAACGGAACTGTTAAAAGCATTTTGAAGCAAGCGGGTCTAAATTGACCCGCTGTTTCCTGACTTTAAATATCTGCCCTTTACAACTAACCATAACGCAGTGGGCGATATGTTTATGCCAAGGGCATGGAGTGTTGAGATGTTATATCCAATTGCAATTGAACGAGGATCAGATACCGAAGCATTTGGTGTCACTGTTCCTGATATTCCAGGTTGTTTTAGTGCTGGCGACACATTAGAGGAAGCTATCGAGAACGTAAAAGAGGCTATTTCTGGTCATTTAGAAATCCTAGCTGAAGATGGTGAGGAAATTCCTTTAGCATCTGAAGTAGGTAAGTTTCTAGATGATACCGACTATAAAGGAATGATCTGGGCAGTTACTGAAGTTGATGTTAGTCGTTATTTAGGTAAGCCAGAAAAAATCAATGTTACTTTGCCAAGCCGATTAATTCGGAAGATTGATGATAATGTTGGTAAGGATAAAAGATTTAAAACCCGATCTGCATTTTTGGCTGCTGGTGCTGAAAAGCTGCTACATGCTTAAAATAGAGAAGCCACTCAATCGAGTGGCTTTTTTATTTCCCACCTGTTAAATTTTATCCATTAAAAATGATGGGTAATTTCATGAAAAAGATTATTTTATTAGGCTTGGTTTTTGGTCTTGGTGGCTGTGCAGCTACAACTGATATGATGAACAACCAATACATGTCTGTTATTCCGACCGCAACGGATCTAAGCGGATACTGGTCGGGTAACAATGGTCCATATGCTGTGACTTATTCCTTCAAGAAAGACGGCACAGGGCTTATGTGTTCTAGTTGGAATGGTAAAGACTCAGTCGAAAAATTAAAAGTAAGTGGAAATGAAATCATCGTTCAATCAGGTTTGAAGCAAACTATTAAAAGCAAAACAGACTCTAAACTTGAGTTAAAAGTTAACTACTATGGTGGAGGTAGTTACCAATATAGCCCAGATCCAAACTTACAAAATGCATCGCCATATTGTGAGAAAGCACTGAGAAATTAATTCAAATTAAACAATAAACCCGCGAAAGCGGGTTTTTTATTGCCTAGAGGAAAGTTAAATATGACTCAAGAATCACGTTTAGTCATTACTATTGATTCGAAAAATGCAGAACGTAACGCTAGAAATCTAGGCAATGAACTCGACAGCATAGAAAAGAAAGGTGATTTCGCATCAAAGTCAATGGATAGTTTATCTTTTGCCACAAGAGCATTAGCTGGGCATATGGCTGGTCTTGTAACCATTGGTGCTGCCGTCTCAAAAATGGATACTTATACGGGATTACAAAACCGACTTAAATTAGTTACTAACAATCAAATTGAACTTAATAAAGCAACTGAAGATACATTCAGAATTGCACAAAAAACATATTCAGCTTGGGATTCTGTTTTACAGGTGTACCAACGGTTTAGTGACAATTCCAAGACACTTAATTTAAGCATGGATGAGACCGCCCGTTTAACTGAGACAGTATCAAAAGCCGTTGCTATTAGTGGTGCAAGTGCAGCAGCGGCTGATGCGGCTCTTGTACAGTTTGGTCAAGCTTTGGCGAGTGGAACACTTCGCGGTGAAGAACTGAACTCTGTAATGGAACAAACACCTGCTTTAGCTAAAGCAATCGCTCAGGGTATGGGCATTACTGTAGGAGAGTTACGATCAGTAGCTGCTGAAGGAAAAATTACTTCTAAGGAAATTGTTAAAGCACTTAAAAATGTCCAAGATGATGTTGATGCTCTATTTGCAAAAACGGATATTACTATTGGCCAATCTCTCACCCTTTTAAATAATGAAATTACAAAGTTCGTAGGTGAATCTGGTAAAGGGAGTGGAGCAGCTCAAGTTTTAGCTGACTCAGTGCAGCTACTGGCCTCAAATTTAGAATTAATTTCAAATGGTACAATGGTTTTAGGGATTGGTTATTTAACTAAAGCTATAGCTGCGAAGAGTGTTGCTGTTTATGCAGATGTTGCGGCTACTGCTGCAAATGTTAAAGCAAGTAAGGATAAAGCTATAGCAGATGCTTTAGAGGCTTCGGCAGCCGTTAAAAATGCACAAGCACAAGTTGTAAGCTCTCAAGCTACCTTACAAGTATTAGCAGCTGAAAAAGCATTAGAAGTCGAGAGACTCAAAGCACAAATGAATGCAGTTGGCCGTACTCAGTCTATTACACGTATGGCTGAATTGAAAAAGGTAGAAGCTCAAGTTACACGTGAACTTGCAGCTGCAGAGACTGCGCTTGCAGCAGCACAAACAAAAGCCAATGCTACAAAGGTTACAGCATTATCAACTTTAGGAAAATTAGGTTCAGGAGCATTGGGATTAGTAGGTGGACCAATCGGTGCACTTGCTTTAGGTGTAACAGCATTATCAGCTACCTATGTTTATTTTAAAGATAAAGCAGAGGAGGCTAATAAGAAGCTCGAGGAGCAAGCGGACGTTGCCAATAGATCTGCAACAGAATTAAAAAATTTACAGGGTCAGGCCAGAACGAAAGCGATTGATGATTTAACTACTGCATTTAAAGCTCAGAATGATCAGCTTGAAAAAATGGAATTACGTGTCGGTTCAGCACTTATTGATATTCAAAACTATGCACAAGGAAATGTGGAAGTAACACGTATTTCGAATGAGGCTCGCCTTGGTACAATTAGTTATAAAGAGGCATTACAACAATTATCAAAACAAAATATACCTCCAAACTTGAGAAAAGCCCTTGAGGAACAAATTGAAAAATATAAGGAAGCTTATGATAAAGCCGATAAAACAAAAACGGCCATTAAGCTTTTCGGTAAAGAAGTTGAATTGACGGGTAACAAGGCTCAAAACGCCGCTATTGAACAACAAAAACATGCTGATGCAATTAAAAATACCAAGCAAGCAGCAGATGATGCTCAAAAGTCACTAAAGAAAATGTATGAAGATAAGTTGTTTGATACGCAATTTGTTGAAAAGGTGATGAAGCGAGGATTTACTGAAGCTCAAGCAAATGATCTTTTAAAAATCTATAAAGATTCAATTGCTAAGGGTTTAAAAGCGGCTGATCTAGAGACTATTAATCTTCAAAAAGCGATTTGGAAATCTGAAGAATCAATCAAAGCGCAAACGGATGCAAGAACAGAGTCTATTCGTGAACAAAATAAAGAGTTAAAAAATCAGCAAAAAGTTATGGCTGTGAACGCTCAGGTAAAAGCCAATGCTTCTAAATATAATTTTTCAAATCTTGAATCCAAATATGAACTTTTACCAGGTCTACTTTCTGCGATTAATATGCAAGAAAGTAAGGGGAAAGCAAGTGCAATTGGTCCACAAACAGAATATGGGACCGCTAAAGGCGGCTTTCAAATGCTCGATGGTACAGCAAAGCGCTGGGGTCTAGTTGGCAAAGAGGTTTTTGATACTGGTAAAGCTGCTGAAGCAGCTGCCAAATATTTAAACTTCCTCTTCAAAAAATTTGGCAATTGGGATAAGGCAATTTCTGCCTATCACGCTGGGGAGGGAAATGTTGAAAAAGGTACTAATATTGGTCCAGTAAATCGTCAATATGTCAAAAACGTTAAAGGATATGTTGCTGGCAATAACGGATTCGACATGGCTGGCGTGTCTGAGAAAGATTTTGATTCATATCTCAATCAGTTCTTGAAGACTCAAGAAGAAGCTGAGAACTTAAGAAATCAGTACCTTGATAAAGATACACTTGCCGAAAAAGAGCACTTAAAAACACTTAGTGACTTAAAACTGCATTTTAAAGGTGAAGAATTAAAAAGTTTAACTGAAAAAGAAGTTAGTCGTTTTAATGATCAAAAACAACTCAACGCTCAGCAACTAGAATATGAACTTAATGAATATAAGTTGAATGAAGTTCAAAAACTTGAGATGCAAAAGCAAACTAAATTGCTGCAAATTAAGGCATCAAAAGAATATTCTGATACTGAAAAAGAAATTCGTAGCAAGGCTGTAATAGCCATGTTTGACTATGAAATTGCTGAATATCGCAAACTTCAAAAGCAAAAGCTCGAAGAATATCAAAAAGCGATGTATGAGCAAGCATCTATCGCTCAAGCCGAGGTTTTTAACTTAAAAGCTAAGAAGGCTCTCACATCCGACCAGCTTGATTCATGGAACTTACAAAATCAATATAGCGATGATATGCAGAAGGCAAATGAATCTTATTCTTCTACTGCTAAATCAATCTCTGAAGATAAAACTATTGTGGATGAAGAGAAGCGTTTTCAAGCTTTGCTAGATGCTGAAGAAATATTTCGTCAGCAGAAATATGCAATTAATGAAAAATATACGCTTATGGAGCAAGACTTACAGAAAACTGCTAGAGAGCGAGAAATGGAGGGCTATGGGCAGTTAATGTCTCAGGCTTCAACTGTCTGGGGGAATATGACTGCAATGGTCAGAGAGTCAGCTGGAGAGCAAAGTGGTGCTTATAAAGCAATGTTCTTGGTTCAGCAAGGTATTGCAATAGCCCAAGGTATTATTAGTACTGAATTAGCAGCAGCCAAAGCTTTAGAACTAGGCCCAATTCTAGGTATTCCAGCTGCCGCCGTTGTGCGTGGTTTGGGCTATGCTTCTGTTGGCTTAATTGCAGCACAGACTATCGCTGGATTCTCTGATGGCGGCTATACAGGAAATGGGCTTAAACATACACCAGCAGGAATAGTGCATAAGGGCGAAGTTGTATGGTCGCAAGATGACATTAAAAGATGGGGTGGGGTAAGCGTTGTCGAATCTATGCGGACGAGCTCACCTAGTGGTTATGCCAACGGCGGGTACGTATCTAATAATCAATCTGATGTGATTGCTACGAGAAGGGAGACTAGACAGTTTGATGCGATTAACTCCAATAATACTAATACCAAACCTTCTGGTGATATTAGTATCAGTCAAACCATTACTTTTACAAATGATGGTTCTGCCCAAGTTGATACGCAAGGGCAGAAGGAAATTGCTCAAAGTCTTAACAGTATGATGAACAGCTGGGCTAGACGAGAGAGTATGCAAGGTGGGGTATTGTATAAAATTGTCAGAGGTTCACGGTAGATGAGACCAGTTTAACCTGATAACTTATTTATACTTATTATGCTTTTTATTTAGAGGAAAAGATGAGTCAAGAAAATAGTAAAGATAAACTTGCTTGGATTGATAAGCTTATTCAACTTGGTTTTGATGGTGATGAGGTGATTAACTCATTAGTTGGAAACCTAGTGTCTTATTTGGCACAAAAAGAAATTATTGATCTTGATGATTACTTGAAATTTACTGAAGAATCAAAAAACACTTACATTCAAAATCTTAAAAATGAAGGTCATAGTGATGATTCGGATATCGTTCGCCATGTGAATCGACAATTCAGCATGCATGTTAATGATTTCAAGGGATCAGAATGATGTTTCCACTTTTCCGTTAATTGCGGTATAGTTTTATTAATCTGGTCATACTTTAGATATGGCCCTTAAAAGCTCGCTTAACGCGGGCTTTTTTTGTGAGAAAAATTTATGAGTGATCTTAAATTCACTTTTGAATGTGATCTAGATGGTAACAACCAAACGCAACGCTTTAATACGTTATCAACCAAATTTGGTGATGGATACGAGCAAACCGCATCGGTTGGTCTCAACAATAGATCTGGTGAATGGACTTATCAACGCACAGCTTATAAAGCTGAAATTATGCAAATTAAAGCTTTTTTTGATGCCCACAAGGGGGCTAATTCCTTTTTATGGGATTCGCCGTTGGATGGGCAAGTGCGTGTAAAAGCTGGTGATTATCAACCTACATGTATGGGTGGTGATGTCTGGAGGATTTCCACAACATTCACCCAAGTTTTCCAACCCTAATATTTTACTCAACAGCTCCTAATAGGAGCTATTTTTTTGCTTATAGGAGCATAACCATGGCTGTTAAAACTTTAGATCTTGCTGAAGCATTTTTTGTTGGCGAACTACGTACTCTGATCCTAGACAGTATCGTGGACAATCGATCCCTCTAAATTCTTGAAATATTTCTGTTCAAAGGCTTCTGGACTTAACCAGCCGTTTGCAGAATGCCTTCTGACCCGATTGTAATAAATCTCAATATAATCAAACAAGACCGCATTCGCCTCTTTTCGAGTCGAAAACACACTGCCATGTACCACATGACCTTTTAATGTATGAAAGAAGCTTTCAGTCACTGCATTATCCCAACAGTTTCCACGTCTAGACATACTCTGAGTACAATCATTTTTCAGTAACAGCGCTCTAAAATCACGACTACAGTACTGTGAGCCTTGGTCCGAATGAACCATAACACCAGTTGGATAACCCTGACGAGCCATTGCATAGTTAAACGTATCACACACCAACTGGCGGTCTATTCGATGGCTGGTTTGCCACCCCACGATACGACGGCTAAATAAATCTAGCATCACACATAAATACAACCAACCTTCTTTAGTGCGGATATAGGTAATGTCTGTTGTCCAGACTTTATTAGGCTGAGTAACTGTAAATTGGCGATCCAACAAGTTGGGTGCTGTAGGCAAACGATGGGTTGAATCAGTCGTATGCTTGTATTTACGCGCAATCCTGCTACGTAAACCAAGCTTTTTTAGCATCCTTCCAATAGTACGTTCGCTCATGTTGTAACCTAAATCATGCATGTCATGTACTAATGAAGGTGCACCCAATCGTGCATGATGCTGCCAATATACGGCTTTTAAGTCATTATATTTCTGTGCCGTATTGGCTTGACGTTTTCGCCAGGCATAATAGCCTGAAGTGCTGACACCTAGGTATTTACAGGCAGAAGATACGGTGACTTCATTCATATCTAGATCTTGAATTACCGTGTACTTTTCTTGGCATGATCTGTTAGAAAGTACACATGCGCTTTTTTTAAGATGTCATTGGCTTCCTTGAGCTGTTTGACTTCTTTCTCTAATTCCACGATCCGCTGTTGTTCTGGTGAAAGTTGACGTTTGCTTGAACCTGCCGGATTGGTTTCACGAATCCATTTATCTAATGTTGAATAACCCACACCTAATTTCTGGGCGATTGCAGCTACAGACTCGTGTGAGTTTGAAAGTGCATAATCAATCGCTTGCTGTTTAAATTCGGGACTAAAACGTTTAGCCATTTCTTGAATCTCCAAAGATTAAAGTTACGTTATCTTTAGAGGGACGTGCTGTCCATTATTTTGTCTAGGATCACTGGAACAATACTCGCCTTATAAGCGTCATCACTGGCTTTCTTCTCTTCGTCTAAAAACTCTTTAATATAGCTAGGCAAAGTACAATCGTTAATAATACGGTGCTTCACTGTACATGTTGGCAAAAGCTCTGTTACACGCTCTTTGAAAAGATAAAAGTTAGAATAACAATTGGACTTATCCATACGATAATAATTGGCAGCAATACTGGCGATATTATGAACAGCTTTGCCACAATGCACTGCAAACAGCTTAGCTCCTGATAATTCGTTAAATGTCTCATTCAGATATGTGACACGTTTATAGATACTTTTAACCTCTTCTCCTACTTCCTCTATATCCAAATCATAGTCGTCCATAAGTTCTGACAAAAGATTAGCAATTTCGGTTAAACGATTAATAAACCGCTCATTCTTCTCTAATTTCTTTTGCTTTAACGCATGCATATCTACGATATGGTTAAGTTCAATACCTGTATGGTTCACCATAAAACAAGGTACTGCTGTTTTACGTAAACGACCAAGAAACTGGACTAATTCCTCTGGGTGAGCATCTGTTCCAATCACAAAAACAGAATCTAGCTCATCATTTAAATTGTTGATGTTGACTGCTTCATCCATAATTGAAGTACAAAATACAACGTCTACATCACTCGGGATTTTTTGAGCCGTAAAAAAGTTCTGGACCTCAGTCGTATCTTTATTCTTGCTATGAATAGTTAAAGTATGAGCGTTGTGAAATCTCTCCAACAGTGCTGCAACACGTTCACATTTGGTACGGTGGTTAAGACGTATAATAATTTTCTTCCGTGTACCTTGTTCCTGCATTTTCTTGAGGCGTTCAATAACAAAAGGAATGAAACTAAATTGATTGCCTTTATCAATCAATAACATTTCTAGAGACCGCTTAAGGCCGACTTCTTCAAGATCAACCTTATAGATGTAATCCAGAGGTAGTTTTAGAGTTTCCCAACAATGATCAGTGAAAGTCGCTGTTAGAAAGAGGACAGTTCTGAATCCTTTCTTATGATTAATCCGAAAAATAATAGAGTTAATGGCATCATCCCGATAACTTCCTGCTGCATAGAGCTTATGACATTCATCAACCACCAATAACGTACTCTTACGTTGAGCAATAGATAACTTACTCACAATTGCTTCCATTTTGTCGTAAGTTGCAACGACAACAAGTCCATTCTGTTGACTGAGTTCATCTTCAGTCGGACTTTTTTTGTCGTAATAAAAGCGATATTGAATGGAACCAGAAACATCTCCATAAGTTGTCTCTAGCTCTTTCACTTTCAGAACTGATGGCACAAGCATAACAATGATGGGGTGCTGCTTCGGATAATCCTCCATAATGGTTGTCGTCTTACCAACCCCAGTACCCGCTTGAATAAGGGTGAACTTATTTTTTTGAACAGGCAGTGATAAATTACTTAAATATTGCCCTTTTTTTAGGGTCAAAGTACTTATTTTAGACATGAGTAGGCTCCTTGGATGTAATTGCTTACACCCAGTTCTAATTTTGTTAATACGTTTCTAGTTAGGCTGCATGACTACTTTGAGCACGAATGGCAGCAGCAACATCCTCTGAGGCTTGTTTTAAGGTGCTGGACTGCAAATGTGCATAGCGTTGGGTAGTCTGTGGTGATGCATGACCCAATAAATGTTGTACGACATACAGGCTTTGACCACTATTCACAGCAATGCTTGCAAAGTTATGCCGTAAGTCATGGATTCGAATATTCCGAATCGAAGCAGCTTTCATGATGCGTTGAAAGGTCTTTCGCATGTCGTTAAACGGTTGACCTGTCATCGGGTTCGCAAAAATAAATGCATGTTGTCGTGGTAAGGAATGCAGTATTGCAAGTGCATCCTGATTCAACGTAATACGTCGAGCCTTACCAGACTTGTTTTCACCTAGAAGCCATACACCTGTAGTGAGATCAACATCAGTCCACTTCATGTCCATTGCTTCACGCTTTCGGACTCCCGTAAGTAGTAAAAACTTGACGATAGCGACAATAATCAAGTTGTCTATGCCATGCTGATGCGGTGAATTCAACACATCCATTAAACGCTTGATCTCTTGAGCATTGAGATAACGCTCAATCTGATTGTTTTCCTTAAACTTAGGCACCTTGCTTACAGGGTTAACCTGTATCAAGTCATGATTAATTGCCATATTAAACATGACCGAGAGTAGCGCCCGAACCCGATTGATTGAGGCATTGGTTAAGCCCTTTGAACGTAACTCGGTCAATAGCTTATTGAGCATTCCAGCATTGATATCCTCAAATGGATAATCTCCAATGACTGGCAAAATATGCATTCGTAATTTTGCTTCATCATCCTTATAGGATTTTTTACGCATCTCAGCACTTGGCATATAGATCGATAAAGCAAACTCACGCAATGTATTTGCAGGTTTTACCACATCATCGAATGGTGCTAGGCCTTGAGCGATTCGTTGATGAAATCCCTGCATCTGAGAGAGTAGTTTCTCTAAGTTTTGGTCAAAATCAGCATGAGAAAATGTACCTAAACTTTTTGAGATTTTCTTACCTTGAAAGGTTAAGCGAGCTAGAGTACGGACATGCTGTGCCGTAATCACAAAGCGTAATCCAGTTACCTTGAGGTCTGGACGATACTTGCGAATATCAAATTCTTTACCAGATTCAAAGTCAATAAGAGTAGGGGCTTTACTTGAAGCCTTAATAGATGAGTTGGCCATATTCTTGATCCTCTTGATTTAACAATCAAAAAAAGAATATGTGCCTAAAAAAGTATTTAAACACGCATAGCTATACACCCTTTTATCTTTAGGGCATCGTATTGTTGGGATGTCCATCGGGGAATTTGTTGACATATCTGACTCCTTATAGCTTTAAAAGGCGTAAGAATCCCTGACCCGTAATAAAGGTCATAAATTTGAAGGGGGATAGTTACGAGAGTTTCTTCTATAAAAAAATATCTGACTGTAATCGAATTAGATTACGGTCAATGTCTTGGTATCCCTTCCGGACGGGATTCCCAAATACTCAGCATTCACTACGTTATGCTGGAGATAACATCATAATGAGGTATATCAATTAGCTTAAAAGTTTGCCTGTACGAAACTTTTGTGAGTAGTTCAATTCTAAAGAGTTTTGTCTTTTGCTATTTGCTCAAGACTACTAATTTAATAATTCAGAGTAAATAATTAGGCCAACTCGCTGATTCTGGATTGAATTCTTGAAAGCTCTTTAGGGGAAGCATTTCATTAATGTTTAATATCTGCTTAGAGTTACCGTTATAGTGCTCCAAATCAAGAAGACGAATTATCACAAGACCTTTAATTTTAGCCTCGTATTCAATGGAATATACACCTATAAGTGCATTATCTAAATTTCCCTGTTTTTTGAGTGATGAAACGATAATAGCTGCTCTTGCTCTATAAACATGGCAGAAAAATTCAAATTGCCCTTTTTCGATATCTTTCTTAGTAAAAAGGATTGGGCAATTTTTTAGGATTCGGTTTTTAGGATCTAAAATAGGTGGAATAGACATACAGAAATCATTTTGATTAAGTCTAGCCATCCCTTTGAGCATTTCCTCTAATTTGAAAACACAGAGTTCTTTTTTTGAAACTTGTTCCAAAAAGTCTGGACTAATTTTGTTTATTTCACTCTTAGAGCGTCCGCGGAAATCTGCATAATACGTTGCGATTGAATATTCGCTCGAATTTACGGGAATTGTTAGGGCCGGATCACGATAATGGGCTACACAATTTTGCTTATCAAATTTAAAAAAATTCGTAACGTGACCTAATGTGCAAAGATCTGATTGATCCATGATAAATCTCCATAAATATAGTGATTAAATAGTGGTCTTAAACTCAATGTGGAGGCATCTTATGAGAAGATTTATTTGGATGCAATAGGGAGGGATTCGGCTAAATTATGTATTTTAAGAGCATATTTACGTGTATTTTGATCGGTGTGTATATGTCATCGGGTTGTGCTGGTGAGATATTTTAAAAAACCATAAGTTATTGTAATTAATTAATTATTTATTTTTTACCAAATGGTAAAAATAGCTTTCTCCCTATAAGTCCTTGCCGAAATGGGGAATGGATGATTCGAAAAGGATATTCAGGAGGAAGAGGTGAAAATTACCAAAATGACCTGATAAATGTCAGCTACTTTTTACCCTGTTTTTTGTGTATTTTTCAACTATTTTTGGGGGTGAATTTTTATATCGAATGATTCTTTTTTGATCAAAATCGGACCCACAGACTAGTAGAGAGAGGAGCAGTAAATCAAAAAAAGCTATCATCTGTTGAGTGTGTTCAAAAAGAAAAAAGATACCGTATAGCTCATTTTGCTATACGGTCTATTTACGGTTTTTTGGTCAGGTCAGTAATCTATGGGGAGTAAAATTGTGGTGATAGATCGATCAGCTTCGGTAATCACCCAGACTTTTTCATTACCAAAATCGTAGCTTGAGAAAATTCGATGATCCTCAATTAGAGCCTGTTTGTTTGCTTCTTGGTCAGCTTTATTTAAATCACCCCAGTCACCATGTTGATGACGATGGAGTAAATCCAAAGGGGGAATATCGTGCTGATTCATGAGCTCTAGTGCATTTTTAGTAGCCACGACTTGTCCCAAAGCGAATAAGATATGCCTTGTCATAAAATAGCCTTAGATAAAAATTAGAAAGAGGTTTGGTAGGAAAGGGTGCTGTAAGCAGCTTTAGATCGCAGTCAAAGAATAATTGAGTAATATGTCATTAGGAACATAGATTAATATACCCTCATTGTCATTGAGCAATACATAGATCTCGTACCACTCCTCTTTCTTATCAACATACTCCACCTCACCTAAGTGAAGTTTTTCACTAAGGCTAAAGGTCAGATGGGCAAGTGGTTCTGATAAATCAGATTCATTGTCACAAATAATAAACCACCCATGAAGGGTGGCTTGATAAGGTTCATCATATTGCTGCTCTAAAGTCAGCATGTGGTTAGAGATACTATCTTTAATCGCTTCATTATACAGATGCAGTAAATCATCTTTGGTTTTAATGCACTTCATCATGCGCTTGTTCCTCAAGTTCGGCTTCGATAGATTGATTCTTAGGTTTCGGTCCACGTTTGGTAGGAATCTTGGTTTCTATCGTTTCTTGAACATCAGTTTTACCCACTATTTCTTCAAGGCGAAGAGGCCATAATTCGTATTCTTCGATCACCTCCAGTAAGCGGGCTGTTTGAGGATGTAAGCGAATAACTTGTTGATCAACTAAAGCAGCACCCAAGAAACTATAGTTGTTGACTGATTTCCCAATAAATAACCCCTTCAATGCAGTTGCATGAAATGGCTTTCCTGACTGTAATAACACCTTTATCGTTTTAAGGATGTCATCCACCTTGATCAGTTCAGAGCTAAATCCACCTGATGATTCATTGTGGCTTAAAGCAATACCTAGAGATAAATCATCATTGTCTTGCCAAAGTTGATAATGCAATTGACCTTTAGAGCGATCAGAAAGCTTGTTGCAAATAAAGGTCTTGATGAGGGTTTGATTCACTTTGTCGAATACACGTTGTTGCATGTTGAAATTCCTTAGAAATAAAAAAATCCCGATGACCTGTGAAGATCATCGGGACTGATAAGTTGAGAGGAGATATATTTAGAACATGGCCTTACATGATGCTATGTCTTTCGCTACAGTTTTAATGCTGTGCGGATTAGGAGTGAAGGTTGTTACCTTCTTATTGTTCACGAAGACATCAATTTTCTTGGCCTTAGCAATGCCGTGAGAAAAATCATACCAAGCATTTGCTCCATTTCGCCATTTGGTTGAACCCGCAGGGGAAACAGAGGTTTTGCCATCCAATAAGAAAGATAAAGGGTATTTAGAGTCAGTATTCTCATACCGATTTTTCTTGGTTTGTAGATGTGCAGAATGATCATAATCATCACCTGCACCATCATTACAGACAACCCAAAGTGTATTGCCCTTGGTATCTTGAATAGAATATTCAATAAAGCCTTGAGCATAGCTTGATTGCCATACATTCGGTGCTGCATGTGCAAAGCTAGTAAAAGTAAGTAGTGAAACAAGTAATAATTTTTTCATTGGTATTCTCGAAAAGAATTTTTGAATTAAGGTGATTCTCTCATCTGGTCGTTCAGCTTACTTTGCTTTAGATTGAGTCCGTTTGCATGGTCGAATACTTTGAATGTATTGACCGTCTCCCGTGTCCTGAAAGAAACCATGTTTAGATTGGACTTCCAGACATTGACCCTTTTTAAATGGTTTAATCTGTTTAGCCACTCTTTCAGGAAGAGCATACATATTGAGGATGACTTCTCCCTTAGTCGTGTTGAATATCACAGCTTCTTCACCGAAACCGATATTTTGCTTTAAAGTGATTTTTTCAGTTTTCGCCGTTGCAACAGAGCACATCAATAAACTAAATAAGCCACAAGTGAGTAGCCGAACCATTTTGAAGGTCTTCATGAGTGTTCTTCCTTATAGATAAATGAAAGTTAGTCTGTGATGAGCTATCTGCGCTGTTCTACCTTTTGTACTTCACGCTGTGCGCATGCATTCCATTGGGGAGAAGCTTCAACATATTGAGAACAGTTCATCAGAGCACCCATAGAAGCCTGTTGCATGGTGCCAAGCATTTGCCCGTATGCATCAATATCAGCAATTGAAACATCACCTGCACGCTTGGTTTGAGTCGTATACTGACGTTGGGTAGCTTGTTCAGCTTTCCTTTGTTGCTCCAATGCTTGTTGAGCACGAAGTTCCTGTTGCTTCAATACTAAATATTCTTCCTTAGTATTAAAGTCAGCGAAGCCAGTAATTTCTCCAGCAGCGTTGTATTTCAAAGCCCGCCATACTGTTTTCCCTTTTTCAGTTACAGGGATAATGCCATCAGGTGAACTCATGATTCGTTGAGCCATTTCCTGTTGTTGCTGAGCCTGATAAGAAACCACCAACTCATTGGCTGAGTTAGCAACTTGTTGAACATCTGGATTACCAGAGAATGTAGCAACTGCAGTAAGTGCAGAGCTAAGTAGATTTGAAAACCCCATCTTTATGCACCTTATATTTTCTCGTTAGAAAGTGAAGACTTAGTTCTGATTTCAGGAATAGTTACACATTACATGTATCTATATTGGGTACAAAATATATTGTATCGATAATAGGTACATGACAGCAAGTATCAATACCCCAGAAATGCAGGCTTTAACTAAGTGGTTGAAGCAAATGCGGGAAGAACAACATCTCACTATGCGTGCATTAGCCGAACGCATGGGTAAACCACACTCGTATGTTCAAAAGGTTGAACAAGGTGAGCGTCGGTTAGATGTTGTAGAATATGTATGGTATTGCCGTATACTTGAAATTACCCCAGAAGAGGGGTTGGAGCAGATCAAACAAGCGATTCCAGCATCAAGAGATTGATATAGATCATAGTAACCATAAGAAGGGAGTTACTTGTTTTGCTCTTGGGGATCAAGGTCAATTAAGCGAATACCCTGATGAGGGTCAATGTTCAAGGCTTGGCAATAATAAATAAACTCAACGACCTCCAAGCGATAATCACCATGCTCCACATCTTCAATGTATTGCAAAGGTTTCCCAAGCTTATGAGCTAATTGCTGCTGAGTTAGATCATTGAGTTCACGTTGCTGTTTCAGCCATTCTTTCAATGCTTTCATTTTCACCTCCATGTATTAAATAATAACCCCAACTACAGCATGTAGCTTAGTGAAGACATGCGTGTCTTGGTCATTGCAGATACGAATCGCATGTGCAATGGATTGGATTTGAGGGTGAGGAATTGATGCAAGGATATCGGAAACTGTATCAAGTTCGGGAAAGTATTTCTTCATGGTCACTCCTATGTAAATAGACCATGTAGATAATATCTATGCAAATTGAAGGCAAATACAGAAGTCGTTCTCTTCCTCCATAAAAGCTAAGCAATTTGGCCCCGCAAAAAAGGGGGATATTTTAACAAAACTCCCCATAACCATCAGGCATTCCCCCTAGATGTCCAGTCCGAAACAGGAAATGTAAGGAACCTTAAAAATGCCTCTTTAAATATCATATTCATAAGCTTCAAATTCTTCTTTTATAACTTATTAGATTTTATTGTGTTGGTCTTTTTACAAGCAATGTCTTTCAAGAGAATAGAGTTGACCTAATTTATTAGAAGGAAGAGTTTCTTAGTAGAATTTCTTAGAAAATTCCTATATTTGTCTAGACTAATTATATAAAAAATAAATTATTGGTAAGATTAATTTACAATAATTTCTAATTGAGCTTGATGAAGATAGTATAGTTAAGCCTTGTTGATATAATTAATAAATATCTTTTAACCGAATCAAGCAACTTCCGATTTTATAAGGTTTTCAAGGTTGATTAGTTTTTTGATGTAAGACCATGTTTTCTCTGGATTAATTAGAGATTTGTTGACTGTGCCATCAATAATAAGACCATCGACAATATTAAGAAATAGACTTGTTAAACCAGCCGCATCTTCCACTTTTAATTTTATTACAATTGAAAAAACTAAATTATAAATCCATGCACGATAATCATTGATAGGATTTTTTACAGATGGATACGTTTGAATAATTTCCATTGTTGCTTTCTTGAATAGACAGCCATTGAAATCGTCAGTATGAATCCAGTTAATATACCAATTAAATACACTTTGTAACTGAGTTAAAGGTAGATCATTAGCGTTTACTTTTTCAAGAATAGCCTGTTGTATGTCACTATTTCTTTGATATAGACATGCTTCAATAAGGTTTTCTTTTGATGGGAAATACTTATAAAAAGTCATTTTAGCAACATTGGATTCAGCTATAATTCTATCAACTCCTATAGAGTTGTAGCTTTTCTGGTTAAAAAGCTTTAATGCTGTTGTTATAATAGTATCTTTTTTTGACATTGATTGCCCCATAATAAATCTTTTTAAAATAGTATACTCTATTAAGATAGAATAGTTATATCAAATCACTCTGTATTGTATCAATAATGTTTCTTTAATTCAATAATTTAGCTATATATAAATATGAATTTTTTGTGAAAATAGTCACACTAATTTTTTATTAAGAATAAGATGAAAACATAGATTGATTTGTAGTAATAATAAACCTAATATCAGATTGTTAAGGATGAGCATATAGTCTTCTTTTTTAGCAATTGGATGCAAGGGTGAAATAAAGGGGGCTCATAACTTAGCCATAAGAAAAAACCTAGTTATTGAGAATGAATATGTCTAAAAAATTCGAAGATTTTAATAATCCACGGCAAAAAGCATTACAGGGGATGAGGAATAGTATTCCTGCAGAACAGTGGGAGGAAAATCTCCTGTTTCTCCAACAGTTACGTAATAAAATAGCAGCGTTGCCAGTGTGTAAACATCCTGCAATTGAATTGTTAAATAATGGAAAGATTGATAAAGCTTCATTAACAAAAATCCATTTGGAATATCGTCATGCCATTGTGCAGATTTTTACTGATGCGTTATTAATGGCTCAATTCCAGACAAAACAACTAGAGCCATCTCTCCCATCTGGATCAAAAATGTTTCCACGGGTCTTATTGAGTTTGAATATACTTGATGAGTTTGGTTTCCGACCAGGATTAGATTCAGAAGGTTATTATCTTGGTAATCCTGAATATGCACATTATCCTCTATATGAGGATTTACTAAACGATTATGGTTTGAGTGAGCAGGATCGTCGAAATTTTCAACCCTCGCAAATAGCAGACAAAGTAAGAACCTTTTTAGAATCATCTTATGATAGCTATATTAATGTAGTTGCACTGCTTGCCGTCGCAGAAGAAGAGGTAATCCTCTTTAGCCCACCTTTACGAGAAGCAACTAAAGCTGTCGGTATTGATATCGAAGGTGGAGGGTATTATCACGTTCATGGTGTATCTACGGATGAAACTTCTGAAGCAGCAGATGATGACCATGAAGATGATTTATGGTTTGCATTGGCACAAGCAATAACGAAAGATAACTATGAAAGTTTGACAACGTTGTGTATTGAATACTGCGACTTATGGAATAAGTTCTGGGATAAACAGGTAGCTGATTTAAGCTATATTGAAGAGAAAAAACTCGCCTGATTTCACTCAAGTAAGTAAGTGAATATATTCATTCATATCTAAGGCTAATAAGAACCTATTAATCATAATAGGTTTTTTTATTATCTTTCTGGAAGTAATTAGAATTTTATTTATTCTTTCCAATTGGTATAAGTAATCTAATACAATCAATAATATCGCCAATAAAAACAATATTTATTTTACGAAAATCCCCATAACCATCGGGCATTCCCCCTAGATGTCCAGTCTGAAACAGGAAATGCAAGGAACCTTAAAAATCCCTCCCTAAAAGCTACTCTAAAAAAATATCCATCAACCAAAGCAAAAAAATCCCCTATTAAACTACTCAATTACAGGGGAAGTACTTTGATCATAGATGGGATAAATGAGGGTTGATTGAAATGTAGTCCTGCCAGTCAATACCGAGAGAATTGGCAAGATTTTGGTGATAATTTTTTAGAATCTGATTCTTTTCATTTTCAGAAGCATCAATGAATTGCAGTACTAAATGGTTGGTGTCGATACCTAACTGGGTTGCATGTTCAACGAATCGTTGATTCATGACTTGTGAGTGAAGTGTTTCAACCGTAGTGCCTATACTTTCTGCTTCATCAACTGTAATACAGGCAAGCTCTTTTTGTAGGGCAGGATTTTGTGCAAGAAAAGAAGCCACAGCTTCACGGAAATATTCTGAATAGTCTTTCAT